CATGTGGGGCCGGTCCGAGCTATCTTTACAATCTGATGGATAAGAAAGTTTCAGTAGACAGGTTACCCGTTGCGAATGTTGATGATTTGCCGAAGTCGGTTGCAGCCGTAGTTATGCAGATCCCGGTCGAGATAGTTACCGGCGTTACTGAAGGTACTCCGCCCGAAGCTACGTTGACTAAAGAGGGTTTCAAATAATGGTACAACAAGCGCGATACGAGGTTAGGTTATACGATCCTGCTAGCGGGCTTTTAATGGCCATTTTTGATGCTTGGGATAAGCTGCATTATGAGAAGATCTTTAATGACGTAGCTCCATATACCTTCGAGCTACCGTCGACCGACCCTCGTGTCGCACTGTTCAAACTCGATGCTATCTTTGAAGTGTGGCGAACGCCTGATGGAGGTGATCGCTACCTTGAATATACAGGTTTTCATCGCTCGCCTGAATTTACAATCAAGAACTCGCGTCAGACGTTTCTATCTACCGGCGAAAGTTTACTTAGCTTAATTAGCCGTAAGTGTATTATGTATCCTAGCGTATCTGCGTATACTCTAAAGTCGGGCCCTGGCGAATCGGTTATTAAGTCTTATGTAGATGAGAATGCGGGACCAGGAGCGAGTGCTGCTTTAAGAGTTGTCTCCGGTGTAACTCCTGGGTTGACGATTGCGCCTGATGCCGCTCAGGGCGATTTCTGGTTCGGAGACCGCGCATTCATTCGCTTACTAGATGTGATCAAAGAGGTTTCACTTACGACAAGGATTGACTTCGACGTGGTTCGCACAGGGCCCCTCACCTTTGAGTTTCGCACTTACTTTCCACAGCTTGGAATCGATCGGCGCGCCAACATCATTTTTGCGCCTAATCTAGGCAACATGGACAACCCTTCGTATTCAATAGAGCGCAAAGGGGAGACAACTATAGCAGTTGCACTAGGACAAGGGACGGGTGTAAGTAGACAACGAGTAGCAGTAACAAGCGCAGCAGCAACTGATTCACAATGGAACCGAATTGAGGCAGTTCAAGAGGCTGGTTCGGAGGATACATACTCAGGTTTACTTGCAGCAGCAAATAAGATGATTGTCGATAATGGTGCGAAGGAATCATTTACATTTGACATTATGCCCGCTGCGACGCTTTATGGACGCGACTTCTTCCACGGCGACATTGTTACCGCACGTTTCAATGACATCACACGGGCCACCAAAATCATAGGTGTTAGTGTAGACGTCGCAGCGGGTACGGAAAAGATAGGATTTACTTTCGGTCAATTGGCTACACCAGGTATCCCCGTACCTTAAGCGTCATGCCCCTGTGCAGCTAAAGAATCCTTAAGCGTTTGTTCTAGCCCCTTGGCTTGAAGATCCTCTGGCTTTAGTTTGAGATTCAGACCTGTACACGCGTCAATTCGCTCTTCCATTGGCCACTTCTCTGTCCAGTCATTCTCGAAGTGGTGCTCATCATAAAACATCATTGCAATCAATCCAAAGCAAGCCTTCGCCAAATGATCCTCGCTACGATCCCCTTGTTGATACTTTGCAAGGTGCTCTAAGGTATGATTGATCATTACACTATAGGGTAACCCTTTCTCCCAATTACGATCGCCATAATGTTTAGCTCCTTCGGCAAACGTTAAGGCTATCCGTCGTAATACGCTCCATGGGATTAAATCGTAACGCGGTTCAATAGGATCTCGATGTGCCATACTTTCCTCCAACGTCTTGGCAAAATTAGTGAACACGGATGCATCAGGCCATAGAGGTAGTTGGTTTGGTTTCATTATATCCACCCCACCGTAAGGAACTTGATGAACAAGCGTATGATGAAGATTATTAAAGTTGCAGTTGCAGCAAGCGCAAGGGCGAATGAAACAATAATAAGAACTAGAGTCCAGAGGCCTTGTAGAAACACCTTAAGCTTTGGCATGATCAGCCTCCCATCTTAATAAATGCGCCATGGCATCCTGTTCGTGAATAACCGTATGCGGTAACATTTGCTTGGCTTGCTTCTGATACGGATAGCGAGCCTGCGGCGAGTGTGGACACGTACGCAACTTTAGGTGCTTGCACAGGGCCTGTATCCCGCCCACTAGGCGGACGGTCGCGAGACCTGGAGCACTTATTCTACCTGATGTTGCGAAGGTTTCAAATATCACACACTCCCACGGGACGCCGGTCAACAAAGACCAGATTTCATCCTCGTCCTTTGTTGCAATAGTTTTATAGCCGCCCGGATTATGAAACGCAATGCCTGTAGTTATCCCAGGATCAATGGCTATTACTAGCATTAGGATCTCCTTTCAATAGAGCTTCGAATTGTTTTATTGTGCTATCTACGGAGCAGTTAAAGAACTTCTTCGTACCGTACATCGGAAACATGTCGTGGATTTGCATCTGTACCTTATCTACCGCCTCTAGATATGCGCTATAGAAGTCGCGCAGGTTATCCACGTCTCCTAGAGCCAGCATAGTAATCATTTCGTTTTGATAGCAAGCAACGCGAAGCTGGGCATATACAAAGTCCTCAGCCGAGCTCATGTCAGCTCCTTTATCTCACCCCAGTTAGGTCCTATCGCCAAGTCAATATCAACTCCGCTAATTCCTGGAAAGCGCGGCTTAGTCATTGTTGTCTTGATTAGATCAACAACTTCGGGTAGATGTGCCTTGCTTACTTCAAACAAAATGCTGTCATGCACCGAGAAGCAAATATACGAATCATACTGCTCGAGCTGCGGATGCAACTCAATTAGGCTACTCAGCATAATGTCGCTTGCTAGACTTTGCAGCGGAAAGTTCAAGGCTTGATTTAGAGCTCGATGCGCCTCGCTACCTCGAATCATTCCGAAGCGACGCTTGCGTCCTGTCTTTGAAACTAGTTCACCTTCCTCGATCGCCTTACGTCGCTGTTCCTCTCTCCATGCAGCGTATATAGGATATCTCGCAAGCCAGTTAGCTAAGTAGCGGCGTGCCTCGAGAACGCTACAATGCAACTCGCCCTGTGCGAGGCTTACCTCACCGCGGCCATACATTATTCCAAACGTAACGAACTTGCTTGTAAAACGGTCCTGACGAGTAACCAGCTCTATTGGCTTCTGTAAGATGACCGAAGCTGACTTAGCGTGGTAGTCACCTGACTGTAAGTCTGCAAGTAACTGAGGATCCCCTGACTCGAAGTACGCGCACCAAATCTCGATACGACCATAGTCAGCCTCGAGTATCAAGTGCTTTGAATCACTTGCACTGAAAATGCTTCTTAGCCTTCCATAATCATCTCCGAGGGTATATATCTTCGGAATAATCTGCAAAGGCGGCTCGTGATAGGTTAGTCGTCCAGTTACAGTACCGTGGAGCATCACATCCGCATGTACTCGACCATCACGCTTGATATCGTCCTTAAGACCGAGTACGTATGTTCCTACCATATGATCGAGGTGCCTAAATTCTTGTAGCCTGCCTACAAACGGATGGTCGAGCTCTGCAAGAACTTCTTTAGCAGTACTTGGACCTCCTGGTAGGCGTAGCTTGTCAAATAACAGAAAGCTCAGTTGCTTTGGGCTATTCAGGTTTATACTGCCAGGAAAGCCGTAGTTTCGTGCGAGCTCGATAAGTTCGTCTTCCATTGCAATGTGCTTCGGTAGCCAGTCTAGAGCAAGCTCCTTTAGCTTGACCTGGTCGATAAAAACTCCTCTCCGCTGAATTACACTAAAAGTGTTTGCTGCCGGTATCAAAAGGTTTTCGTAAAAACCCCGCACGCCGTCGGCGTCTTGGCGTGGCCTCAATGCGTTAAACAGTCGCATCGTATAAGCCGCGTCTTTAGCATTATACTCATAAAGCATCGGTAGTGGCGGATTCTGTTTAGCTTTGCGATATAATACAACATCCTCTGAGTATGCATCTGCTGCGCAGTACTCTTGTGCTAGCGGCTTGAGACGATGATACCCGCCTCGCTCGTCAAGCGAATACGACATGAGCATTGTATCTTCTGCAATTTCAAGTTGTACCCCGTAGTTCTGTCGTATGCTTTGCGTGTCGAATAGCCCGTTGTGAAAGAGCCATTTAACATCGTTTGGCCACACCAGGCCCTGTGCGATTGCTGCTGGAAATACCCACGACTTCTGACCGTTACTGATTGCGAAGCAAATGATACCGTCTCTAAATACGTCTAGCTTTTCTTCCTCAGCAGAGTCTGTTTCAACGTCAAGTGCAGTCAACCAACCACTGCAGCTATTAAGTAGCGACTGTGCTTGCTCTTTAGTTGCAACTACTTCATATTCGACGTCTTTATAACCTTCGCGCTGAGGCCAGGTAAGTATCAAAGGTATCTTTGCTAGGTCACGCACAATATCGTTAAACAGGTTTGCCTCGCCACGTAATACTCCCGCGGGATGAAACGTGGTCATTACATATGCATTAAATTCTGGATGCCAGTGTACTGCGCCTCTGTTTAGTTTCTCTGAGCCTGTTAACGCTGCGCTGACAAGATGACCAAATAGCACTATCAGTTTCGGCTTATACTGACTTATTTCAGCCATCAATCTGGGTAGGCAGGATTTGATCTCGTCCGCGGACGGTGAATCATTTTGCCAGCATATGAGATTTGTGCAGTAAACGTTCTCTCTGGGCCAACCAACCGCGTCAAGTATTGCATTCAGTAATCGACCGGACTGTCCTACAAACGGTCTACGCTGAAGCATCTCTTCGCGTCCAGGAGCTATGCCTATAAACATAACTCCTTCACTCGGATTACCGTAGCCTTGTATACCATGTTTATGGCAAGCTAAACCGGATTGTTGCATTCTAATAAGCTCCTCATATAGTCTGTATTGATTTGCATCAGCGGTTGAAACGGTAAACATTCAAGGTAGGTTTTCTCAAAGAAGTCCTTAGAACGCTTCGACTCGTCTGGTTGCTCTGGTCCAGATATAGCAAACCCGTTCAGAGCGGCTGCGATCGGTTTCGTTGTATCGACGCCCATAACATATGGTAAGTCTTTTACTTCTTGCTCCCAATATAGCTGATCACTTGAGGCTCCTAGCAAATGAATCTTTACGCTGCTAGGTACTTCGACGCCGCGTAGACGATTTAACAACATAAAGCGTTCGCGACGTCTTGCAGGGAGTTGTACGGGTAAGCCTATCCACTCGCACTCTTCAATGAAGTATGTAAAGCAGTGCATGAACTCAGCGTAGTCCTTACCTTGAGCAACGCCCATAAGCGGTGTTTCAGTTAGTTCACGTAGTGTACGATAGCGTGATCGTGTTGCAGGACCGTCCTGAAGAGTATCAAGAGCAATTGCAACTGTTGGTCGAACTAAATCGAGGGCATCAAGCCACGCACCGACTGCAATTGGCCTCCCGCGTTCAAAGATCATCGTATCCATAATCACTGTTCCGGTTTTCGCCTTATCGCGATAGTAAGCAGCGTAAACAGGATTCTTCAACGCGAGTTCGGCGAAACAGAAATTATAGTCACTATCGATTAGATCACATCCATACATTGGCATGATGGGTGCAAGTTTCATTTTATCAGCTCCAGAAACTCACTCCGCGCTTCGCCGGAGGTTAAGAAGACGCCGCGCATCTCAGACGTGATCATTGAAGCATTAAATGCTTTAGCCCCGCGGCATGCCATACACGTGTGTCGACTGTTAATAACTACTGCTACTCCCATTGCTGCAAGCTTATCCTTCATAAACGATGCTATCGAGGCAGTGAGAGCTTCTTGGGTGTTCGGATGATGTGCACACCAATCGACTAGCCGCGGTATTTTTGAAAGACCAACCATCAACTTATTTGGTATATAGCCTACGTGTGCTACGCCATAGAATGGCAACAGGTGATGACTGCACAGGCTACTGAACTCAATGTCTTTGACAACAATCAGCTGGTTTACAACGGTTGGAAAGCATGTGAAAACAAAAGTGCTTTCATGTTGATGAAACTCATGCCAGTATCGAACGACTCGCCTTGCAGTATCAAGAGCAGAGTCGTCCCAACCATGCTCACCAAATACACTTAAAAGGACTTCGTGCAGACCAATGACTTCTTTATCCGTATCCACTTTCTCTCCTCTCGCAATGATAGCTTCAATTACTTCTCCCGGTGTAGGTGTTTTAGACTCCACGTTTGCACCCCCATAACCGGATGTGCAATCGATCCGTCAGGTTATATCCGTACTCGAGCGTCGTTGGTATGATTGCCTTTAAGGAGGCATCAAGCGCTGCAGTAGTCATGCCTTCTGGCATTATCCAGACTTTTGACGCTTCTAAACCTAGACCGCCTACTTCACGAACATCTGAATCATTAGCACAAACAAACTTGAAGATGCAGTTCGTTTGTGTCGCGAACCACGTAAGTACGCCTTGATAGATCCCGTTCTTACAGGCGTTACGTAACTTCGGCGAGACATTGTACTGACATACTTTCTTCAGAGTAGGTATGATTGTACCGTTTGTTTCAATGTCTACGAGTATGCCTGCCTCGCGAAGGCCATCTACTACTGGTTGCAGGTAGCCTTGTTGAAGTAACGGCTCGCCACCACTTATAACCACCCGCCGCGGTAACATCGCAAATAATCGATCGAGCACCTCACGTATCTCAATGAACTCGCCCTGTGCAGCGTATTTTGTATCACACCAGCTGCACTTTAAGTTACAACCGCTCAACCGCAAGAAGCTGCAATACTGTCCGGTTGTATTGCCCTCGCCTTGGAAGGTGGGTCCAAAAATTTCACTGACCTTCAACGTCGCCATTTACTTCCTCCACGTTTCATTGCGAACAACATGACTTAGTGCGGCGACGGATAGATTGTATTGTTGACTTAGCATACTTAAAGAAACTCTACCCGTCGAATACAACTTTCGAATCTCGTCGACTTGCGTCCAAGATAACTTGTGCTGATTATGTTCTTCACCGCAAGCATGATCTGAACGTCTCTTTGCAACCATGTCAACCATGTTATCCAATTGCGTTCCAAGAAACAAGTGAGCAGGATTGCAACAAGAACGAATATCGCAAGTATGACACACTTCCATGCCTTCAGGAATCTCGCCGATCACTAATTCGAAAGCGAATCGATGTACAAGATTGTGAACGTGGCGAATAGTAAAGTGTGCATAGCCATTAGATTCTAATCGCTCTTTCCATAGCCAGCATTCATCAGGACTTCGCTTATCAACACGGCTCCAGAAGCGAATAATATCTCGAGCGTATTGATTAGCAACTTTCAACGTCGCCATGTTCCTCCAATTCAACAGCAGTTATCTTAATCTCAGGAGCCGAAAAGAAGTGCGGATGAGCACATCCTGCCCAAACATCCGCCTCGGTTTCAATCTGGGACGTACAAACAGTATCCTTATAGCCAAGCATTGCTATAGCCGCATCAATCGCGGCTTGCATAGAACTAAAGGTTCTTGGCGGCGGTAGTGGAGCTTTCGGCATGATGTTAGCCTTCGGAATCATAACATAAACTTTCATCTTAGCGGCTCTAGATTGCCGAATTCGATTTCGGCGTAGCTAGTAGCTGTTTCCCACAGCTTCAACTTCCAAACACGTTTATCTAATACTCGTAGCTCAGTGCCTAGCCAGTACAATAAGGCCTCGGCAGTAGGCCGCTCCATGAGATCGTTTAGATAGTGATGATCAAGCTGTTCGATAAACGGTTGTACAAGTTTCTTCAGCGCTACAAAGTCCATCACCATATCGTCCTTAAATGAGTCTGAGGTTACAGTAACCTCAAGCAAGTACGAATGGCCGTGAAGTTCCGCACAGGGCCCATCGTAACCTGGAAGGTGATGAGCCGCTTCGAATCTGAACTGCTTCGTAACTGACATTCGCATTTTAGTGGCTAGCATTTTGTACTCCTAGCATTGTCAACATATGTTCTTCGTTCAACAGCTTGCGATCATATAATGCTTTGATTAGCAAGCCTCGCATGAACCCACTTGCAGAGACGTTCTCATCATTTAAGACACTCTGCAGTAGGTCATATAGAGTAGGCTCAATGTTTATCATAAACTGCCTGCTTTTTGCCTCTGCCATTCTATCCCTCCTTCCAAGTAGTATTGTCGAGAATATTACGTATAGCCGAATGAGATACATTGAACGCCGCGGCAAGATTATTCATAGATTCTCCCTCATTGCGAAGTTCACGTATCTTTCGAACTTTCTCCCAAGTCAGGCAGCTATGACCAAAGTTTCCAACAGCATTTCTATCTTGCATATTAACAAGATGTGTAGCAAGAAACAAATGTGCTGGATTGCAACACCAAGAATGATTGCAATCATGACAAACATCCTTGTCTTCGGGAACCCGTCCAACTACAAGTACATAGACAACGTGATGCGCGTGCTGCATCATTCCCTCAAACCAAAACATTCCATAGCCGTACTTGTTCATTGCAGCTTGCCACGGCCAGCATTCGTCGGGACCACGCTTGTCTATTTTTGCCCAAAGCCGTAGAGCCGCCTCTGCCATTCTAAGACTCCTTTATACCTAGTTTCCATAATCGACTACCGTCCGGTGATGCACTCCACTCGATACTCATTACCTCCCTTAAGCTACTATGCAACGCCCAAAGCTTCTTGCCTAACTGCACCGCATTATGATACATGCGGGTAAAGCCTAACGCGTCCGGCGCACAAAGTTCTAATTCGGTCCACAGTACGCTTGTCGTTAAAAATGTGCTAGACTTCTGTTTGCGAATTAGATTCTGCATTGCTGTAACCAAAAGCTGATCCTCGTCCAGAGAGAAGGTTTTCTGACTTTTATGTACACTTCCAATAGCGGCCACGAAGTCTTCGGTAATTCCGAGTCCACTAGCAATTCGATATCCAATTCTTGCGAAATCAGCAACTCGGAATTGCGGACAATCAGATGCGGCGGGGATCGGTGTATTAAGAGTTTTTTGTACGTCATTGATTATCGCTCCCCATAACTGATCTCTTGACGCTAGCAAACTTAAGATAATATCTTCTTCTGGCAAGAAATACGGCAAACGTTCGAACATGATAATCAACATTCTATCAGCAACGTCTTCACGACCGAATCTTGGATTGTGTGCAGTTATGCCTAGCAATGCTTGACGTTTGAGAACGATTGTGTCTTGGTCTGTATATAGCTTTCGTTTTGTAATATCACTACTTGATGCTGCTAGCGCTAGCCGGTCCGGTAGCCATCGCTCCCAACTATCGACGTTGTCTAATACCACTAGCGGGTCGATGGTTACTGCATGGTCGAAGTCCTCAGCGACCGTAACCGCTCCTAGCGATTTCCTACCTCCATACAATAGGGCGTATACGCGCCTGAATAAAGTGCTTTTGCCTGCACCCGGTTGTCCAAACAACGCTAAGATTGGCTTTGACACCGCGGCACTCCTAAACAATAGAAAGAGAAACCAAACCCGCAGTAATGCTTTTGCTTGCGCTTTCGGACTTGAAATGATGTTGTTCAAGCAGTTGTCGAACAGCTCATCAGCCCAATCGATGCTCGAGCTATGTGGCTCGAAAGGCTCAGCAGCACTATTCCACGGAAAGATTACTCCGTATGCTCCATTGGTTACTTTTGTTACGCTTGTTGTCGTAATGCGTAGAACGTCCTTTCTACCTGTATGTAGCAAGAGCGTGTTTGTTTCAGGGTCATAATAACTCATCGATGCTACTGTTGCCGTTTGCGGTAGTGAATGTGTATACGCCATTAAGCCTGAGATGACATATGCCTGCTCAGTCTCCGTTGCATTCAAACCAAACTGCAAGTCAAGAAGCATCTGTAAGTATTCACTGTTAGGCGATATCGTAACAGGCCTGCCTTGCTCACGATTGATATACCAGATAGAGTCTTCATAAGTTCGAATAAACTCTCCGGTATGCTTCATTGCGTCTATTACAAGTTGTTGGATATACTGTCGCTTCTCAGCATTAATTCCCGCCAGTCTCCTCGCTTCGAGTATTGCCGTACGGAGATCTGGAGTTCTATTTCGGACAACTTGTTCTGCGCGGAGTACGTCTTTAGCAAGCTCGCGATCACTATTGTATGCCAAAGACGCAAACTTATTGTTTGTTGAGTGTTTCGCCAACCAGAACACCGCACTACGGTCAAGATTCGCCCTAAAAGCCGCACACATAAGGGCCCAGAGTGCAGCTGATCGGTCTTTGGCCAGAACGTTGTACTGTATGTATACACGCAAGGGTATGCCATCTTTTATAGACTCCAATAACTCTTGTGGTCCGACGTTGAATTCATGTGGCGAGTCAACCCAGGTATTATCGGCTTCAACTATTGCTGCCTTTGGTGCCTCTGGCAATAGTTCAAATTCTTCAACTGAATGTAACTTAAGAGCACTGCCAACGATAATAACCTGTTGCGGCCCTTCTAAGTACTTATGATTGTACGTTTCTGGTATTCTTAGTTTGTGTCCGATTGACCAACCGCCGTGGTCGCATTTGGGTATTGCATAAGTTAGCTTACGGCTTAGAATTTCAAGTGTATCGATTGGCGGTGCATTAGTCAAAACCCAATAACCCTGATGTCTATCCGGACTGGACTGTACTAGTATTGTTGGTACAATCGGTAGTGATAGCACATCCGCGTCATCAAGGTCTGCTTGTATTGTAGAACTATTGAGCGCATAACGCTTTTGACTGCACGGCTGTGAAAACAGGTGTGTAGTAAAGAAAACATTTTCATCCGAACGCGAAGCTGCGAACGCTATAATATCTTCAAGTTGCTCTGGCCATTTATACCACTCCTCTCTCCAATGTCCTCCACTACTATGTGCCAAACAGAACCAACCCTCCGGTGTTGTGATCACTGTTTGTAAGAATGTTCTAACGTCCATAGTTTTCTCCACACATCGCTGCGATTCTCTGTCTAAGTAGATTGATTGCGTGAGGCAGTGGCCATAGAATCTGTGCTCTACACTGGCATTCGTCGGGTAGACAGAAACAGGCGATGCAGATCTGTGGCTGATCTACATCGCCTATAACCTCGAGAGACAGTGCTTCGAGGTACTGCAGCTGTCTCTCGAGACCCTCTCTAAGAGGATTAGTACTCAGGGGCAAGGATGGCTTTAACGTCATTACGAATCTCGCCATTGTATTCGCGCTGAGCTACGGCAATCCGACAAGGCGATCCAACGTAATTAGCCGCGAGAGCGGCAACTTCTTCGAGCTCCAGTTCACCAGAGAACTCCGAGGGATCGGCTCCGAGGCGAACCATTGCTTGCTTGAAAGCCCATAAAGCCTGCGGGGTCAAGCTCAGGTTGCGAAACTGACGACGACCAACATGCTCGCCTTCCGAGATAGTGAACGACAGCTCAATGTACGGTTGCTTCGAGGTTTTAGCTTCCGCTACAAGCTTCGTGCCGGACAAGGTCGCAGCATAGGTTCCGTCAGGAATCGGCGTGAACTCTTTGATACCAGAAAAGTTTACCTTAACCATGATGATAACTCCTTATGCACTAGTTGAACGACGTGGCGAACGTACCCGACCGTGGCGCTAACCCTCCTTTCATCTAGCTGCGCGGACTGGATATTTATCTTTAGGCCACGGCTTTTCACCGACGAGCGTGGCTAAAAGATCGACTAACGGCTGGTCTTCAAGCTTGTAAGAGAATGTTAATGGAATAGCTGCAGCGGCCTCACTTTGACTACGACGGAATTTCGCTGCGGTTCGTGTGCTGGATTCGAAATGCATCGTGCGAAGAAATGGCGGCTGATCATTCGATACGAGATATCCAACCTGATCAACTAGGCCGGGAAACGTTTTCGCAAGGCTAGGCGAAAAGCCGATATCACGTTTGATAACGCCTGTCGCTTCGTCTTTCTCTGGCGACTCCCAAGCGATCATGATAAAGTTCGTTGAGCGTAATCGAGCAATATCACGACAAGTACGCGTCAGTTGAAGAATGTCCGATGTTGCTTTGCCGTAGTGTTGAATCTGCGGCATCTCAGAATCGCCTTGAGCTGCCTTGATTGCCATCGCTTGTAGCTCGCTCATGTTGTCTAGAACAATTGTTCGCCAGCGTGGATCTGCTTGCTGCTTAAGTGCGTTCATGAATGTCTGCACTTGACCCCACGAAGAAATCTGGATCACATCGATGTCTCGGCGGTGTCCTACCGAGCGGATACCAGACTCTGCATCAAGAAACACGACTGGTGAACCGAACGGAGAGTCCTGAGCATCAGATGCAAACGTTGTCTTGCCAGAGCCAGGTGCACCATAAATAGCCATGCACAAGCCCCAGCCCGGCAACTCTTGCGGACGCTGAACTCGTAAGCCTGCGAAGCGCTCCTGCTCTTCAGTAGGTACGCGCGACTTGATAATGACCTCGTTCATTGTAACCCCTTCCACGCGGCGTCCCGCGCGATCATAGATATTGTTGTTGGAGACACGTCATACTCTTCTGCAATGATTCTCTGAAGCGTTCCAGTAGAAAGTAGGAAACGAATCTCTCGCACTTGTTCGACAGTTAACTTACTTGCGAAGCGAGCCTTTGAACCACTCTTGTCAACTTTGCTCCAGAAGCGCAATGCGACGGTCTTTAGAGTGCTCATTCAGGCTCTTCTACTTTCTGCCTTGGCATATAATACTGCGACTTAAGATACTCAACATCTTCGCCACGGCTTTGCGCGCTGCACAAGTCATTGTAGTCGCAATCCCAACAACCTGCCCACTGCCGATTCGGATAGATCCGCGCATCAGCCATGTCAAGCACTTCCGCCTGAAGGTTGTGCTCGAACTCTTCTAGCTCTTCAGGTGGGCGTAGCAAGGTCAGCCTCAAAAATAAATCGGCGAGCCCGCCCTTCGCGCTAGCTTTCTTTGAAACACCATCATAGACCAGTCCGCCTATCCGCGCGCCCTGTGCGAATTGCTTAAGTAACCATGTATAGGCTAAGAACTGGTCGTTCATTTGCAAGTCGGCTTCTTTAGGCATCATGCTGAACGTTTTATGTTCAAGCACGAACAAAAGACCATTTGCGTGCTTGATGATAGCGTCTAGCTTGCCTTCGAGAAAGTGCTCTGTGCCCGGAATGATTGCTGCGAGTTGTTGTTCTGGTGCAACTAAAGTATAACCATCAGGCAGCGGCTTATGATAGTACTTTTGATAGTTATCCATAACCGTATGGCCGACTAGAATTGCATCGTAAACTCCGCCTAGCTCCGCGTCACTGATCTCCGCTCCGACTTGCTTCTGATACTGAACTTTGACGTTCGTAAGCTCATCATCCGCAAGACCCATGTAAATGCCTACGAGGTCTTGGTCCGGATGTAGCAACCAGTTTGCTAGCGCTTGGTGCACTAACCGGCCTGTTGCAAGTGCCCCCTTGGAGATTATCCTAGCTAACCCTTGCCGGTTAAAACTATTATAATCCCACTGCCTTCGGCATCGTTTGAAGATGCCCCGCTCGGTCACTGTGATTCTCATACGCACCTCCTTAAACTAAAGTACAAGAGCGGCGCCAGGAGTTGAACCTGGAATCGAGTGCTGGGCTCTCGACTGTGCCGGGGGACACACACCTGCCGGGTGAACACCGCTCACAACAATACAGTGCAAATAAACCATGCATCAAAGATAACCAATACAAAGATCAATAGCCCTAAGAGAATCTTCCATATGAGCTTCATAGTACAACGACTTCTCCTAAACCACAGCCCCCCTTGCCGAGGCCTAACACGGCTGCTGGGGCTGGCCATAGATCGATGTACGAATTAAAGCCTATAGCTAAGCGATCAACTACTGTTACATCTACGAACCGCGGCTGAACTGACTCACCAGTACATTCAGCCGTCAGGAACACCCGCAAGCGCGTTCCGAATGGAAATACGTTGCTTGCTGCGCCCATGTATGTGTCGTTGACAACTTCAGGTGCTCCTGACGGTGTTTGATGGTGCCAACTGCTAGCCGTGCGCCTGCCGTAAAATATATCGTCGATGCCATATGTTGTTATAACTGTAGGCTTTGAATTTGCTGCCAGTATCAATGCTAGCCCGGCGAGTATTATATTCATCTAACAAGCGCACCTGCAAAGCTAATAAGAACGCCGAATAGAAATATCAACCCGAAGACTGTAAAACAGCCTAGAAGACAACTTTTCATGACTCATCAGCATCGCAATGAGGATACGTAGGGCAGTTAGGTAAACCAGGCAACGGGCAATCTTTACAAAGTTCAATAATAAGCTGCGCAGCGATCATTGCTTCAAGAAGAGTCTTCCCCTGACCCTCGCTAGCAACAACGTCATCGATGTAAACATTAACGAACCACGTTTGCGAGTGCTTCGTAAAGATAATTTCAACCTGGACCGAATCTTCATTATCGGGGTCACAGTGTCCAATACGCAGTAGTGCGCGACCGATCGTTTCTTCGTTGGTCATCTGACACCTCCAAGGCATAAGCCATCGACATCAACTTGTGATAGTTGTTCCAAAAGATTGTACTAATTATACGCCCTTTTTGCGAAAAAGTCAAGACCGCAAAAATTTGGACTAAACATCATCCTGTAGAGCAATTGAAAGTACTTCGTGCATACTAGATATACGTCGATCAACACAGCGGTGAATCACCTCATCTACTGTTTGTTTCATGAGGACATAGAACACTCGCACAGGGGCCATGTCGGTGGTCCACCGGTGGACTCGCGAGATTGCTTGATGCATTCGCCCTGGCGTATAATCCTGCTCAGCGAAAATTACGGTTTTCGCAAAGCTAAGATCAACGCCTTCACTGAGAGCGGCGATGGTCGCCACAATTACTTTGTGTTGCTCTAGCGCCATTTTACGTCGCTCATCAGGCTTAAGAGCACCCGTAATTAAAGGCGCCTGAAGCAACGTCGCAAGTTGTTGCGCGGTCTCGCGGAACCAGCAAAACACGACACTCGATCCAGGAGAGTCTTCTACTAGTGCTTGGACTACTTCAAGCTTCTGCTTACAAACAGTCATACGGCGTAACTCACGTAGCAACTCAAGTGGATTGCTAATGACTCGCGCGTCAAGACGATACTCCGCCTTGGCGCGTCGATAGCGCTGCATCAGTGCCGGCTCCGGAGTAATCGTTAGCTTTTGCTCAATGAGCTCAGGTAGTTGTAGCCGGACTTGTTCGTATGTGCGACCTAGCGCGTATAGTGCAACAACCTCTTTGAAGTTCGTACCCTTCTTGAGACCGGCGATGACTCGCTTAAACGGCCCCCAGTAGTACCTGCAATAGGCTTCCACGAACTGATCGTAGCTTTTGAACCGAGTTGGATCAATGAGACGTAGTTGCATAAACATATCATCCGGCTCTCGAACGATAGGCGTAGCCGTAAGCAAATAGACACGCGGCACTTGCAAGGCGATAATCAAAGCATCTTGCGCCATTTCTGCAACGTGTGATTTGAAGTGATGCGACTCGTCAACGATGAACGTCGCTACTTTGGGCATAGCGTACGTACGCAGCATTTGGTGATTGACGATGCACCATTCAGCTTCAGTATCAAGTGCTCGCTCGCGTTGTGTACGACTGCCCTGTGCGACCGTGATTCTGTCGTCCGGAAATTGCGTAGACAAAAACTCCGCCCAGTGCTCCACCAAGTAAGATGGCGCAGTCACTAGGACGGGTTTGACAGCGGCTTCTGATGCCTGAATCGTTTTACCTAAGCCAGGGGCATCAGTAAGCATTGCACGCTTAAGACGACTCAAGAATGCAATGCCATCGATTTGATACTGCCTAGGTATTAGTATCTCAGACATTCGCCAACGCGAGGAACGACGGATGTCGCAACTGCCCCGCGTTGGTGATCTCGATATAGCTAACGCGAATCTTAATTACAGGTACCATCCAGAATAGTACAGGGCCTCTGTAGCCGGACAGCGTAGGCGTTTCCGATCGGCACTCGCTAAATAAGTCGAGCATATTAGATGCTTCATCATCAGTGAAGCCAGTGCCGATATCGCCGATGTGATTGTTGTCCATTGCTCCGATCATCGCACCGAACAAGTCACGGCGATGACCGATGCCTGGCGTAACGCCGTGCACCGTAACGACTGTCTGCTTGCGTAGTTTGATTTTTAACCAATCAAGCGTACGCGACCCCGGCCTGTAAGGTGACTCGTCTCGTTTGGCCATTGCGCCTTCCCACCCCTGTTCAACAAGTGCCTCGACGTACGAAGCGGTATACCCTACTACAGAAGGGGCGTGAGTAAGATCACCTAGCTGTCCGAGGTAGGTCTTGCGTCGCCAAAGAGGCGTCTGCAATAGGTTAAGGCCATGCTGTTCAAGCAGATCAAACACTACAAACGTCGCTGGATAAAGACGCGCCTGCTCTGCAATGTCGTAGAAGCGATTCATACGCCGCTGCATTAGCTGAAAGTCAGGCACTCCTTGAGCATTAAAGCAAACGAGCTCACCGTCAAGGACTGCATCTTTGTACGGCTGCTTAATTTCAGGAAAGCGATCAGTAACATCGATCATTGAGCGGTTAATTAACTGCGACCCGTAAGCAATACAGCGTATACCATCATACTTTGGTTCGATGATATATCTATGCAGGTCGTATCCCTCGGGAGCAACTTTTGCAAGCATTGGGTTAATCAGTTTCACGTTGGGCCTCCTCAGCTTCGTCGTCGCGCCATAACAAAATAAGCTTTAGCGCGGCTTGATATTCACGATAGTGGCGTCCGTCAGGTTCGTGGTTTGCTTTGAGCTCACGAGTGAAGTCGGCATAAGTGCCCCAGAAGCAACCAGTCTTAAGATACAGATGCTCGTCGGGCTCGCCTTCGTGATATACTGCCCAGAGAATGTCTCCACGACTACCGATTGGACCAACGCGCAAGATGCCTTGGGTTGCCTCGGTTGCAGCTTCGTAGAGATCGCTGAACGTTAGAACGGAGTTGTACATACTCGCACGTTCAAAGTTGGCGTTGACTATGCAATGATCGAAATGAACTCCGTTCAGGCGTGCATAGTTGAAGCGCGTGTCTCGAAAGCGGCATTGGCGAAAGCGAGTTGCGGTGAGCTTCGCTTGCTTGAACCACGTCGTAGGAAACTCACATGCCTGAAACGAGCAGCCTAAGAACTCGGAGCCAATGAAGATAGTGTCTTCGAAATTGATCCCGTAGAAGGAGCATCCCACGAACTTGCACCCCGAAAGACTCGTGTTTGCAAACGGGGTAGCTAGAAAGTGCTCCGTAGTGCGTTCGAATCGAACTCCTCCTTTCTCTCCTCGATGCCATAACGCGTTCAAGTTCGCTGCGTGAAGTAACTCTTCCGGTAACATGTTGCACCTCCTGTTATTAAAACCAAAGGCGGCGGGAGTATTGAAACTCCCTGCGCCGTTACCGCCTTAATCACGCATTCGAAGAAGCATTGCAAGAATAAGGAGCGCAGATGCGAGATCCATCTCATGCGGCAAGGATGCTGCATCGATATCGGATTGTTCGGCCGCCTTAAGAATAGGGCAAACTTTAGCTGCCTCACATGCATCACAGTTGTGGCGCGATTTCAAATCCGCAACGAAACTAGCATGTTCAAATAGATTAGGCATCGTACACCGTCGGATCGTCTACACCCGCCAATAAAAAAGCTTCCTTGCGTTCAACACATGTTCCGCACAGGCCGCAGTGACGCGCGCCGCCTTTATAACACGACCACGTGTTTGCGAAGTCCGCTTGATTCTGTTCACCCAAGAGAACGATATCCGACTTCGTATATCCGCTGAATGGAGCTTCAACTGCCACACCGCAACTTAATTGAAGTGTTCTTGTGATTGCCGAGATGAAGTCCGGCCTGCAGTCAGGGTAAATTGGATGATCCCCTGCGTGTACTGCTAAACAAACGTGGGCCGCGCCGACGTTAACTGCAAGTATGCCCGCGAAGGTAATGAACAGCATGTTACGATTTGGTACAACGGTTGAGGCCATATTCGGAGCGGCGTAGTGGCCTTCAGGTACTGCTTGAGGACCAACAATGCTTGAAGATTGCCACAGGTCATTTACGCAGCTAAGATCGATGATATGGTGCGCGCAGTTAAGAGCGACTGCTGTTTGAGCTGCGCAATCGAGTTCGCGCAAGTGCTTCTGACCATAGTTGAAGCTAATGAACGTTTGCAGGTAATTGAGGCGATGAAGCATATATGCCAGGACGGTAGAATCAAGACCGCCTGACAACAGGGTTACCACTTTTCTTTCCGACGAAGACATTTGGTGCATGGAATGGTTTATCAGGTTCAACATCGGTTACCTCCAAATAGTGTTTGCGTATGAGAGCATCGAGATAAGCAACAAAGTAACGAGGCGTAATACCAACGTAGATTGGATTCAGGTTGATGCGATCGCGAAGCGCTTGCGGAGTGGTAGGATCCCAACAGTAGCAAAGGATTCGTATTTGCAACTGCGTAAAGTCGACGTGCTCGGCTTCAAGGGCATCTTTACCGGCTTGCGTTAAGGTGAGTAGCACGATTCATGCCTCCTTTCGGGCAGCATTACGAACGATGTTTCCGATTGTAGCATAGGAAACGTTATACCAGTTACTTAAATCCTGGATCGCAACCTGTCCAGTTGCATAGATTGCTCGAACTTCTCGTACTTGCTCATTCGATAGAATGATATGATGTCTGGTGCGACCCTTTGCAATCATATCATCGACATTGTCTTGCTGCGTTCCAGGAAATAAATGTATTGGATTACAGCAATTTGAATGATCGCAAGAGTGACAAACATTGACTCCGAAAGGAATAGAACCGATACAAAGCTCGTATGCAATACGATGTGCTAGATAGGAGGTTCCTTGCAAGCTAAATACTCCATATCCGGCATTGTTTGGAATAGGTTTCCAAAGCCAACATTCATCCGGACCGCGTTTGTCAACTTTGGACCAAAAACGTTCAATGTCATTAGCAAGCACGGTCAAGCCTCCTTCTGAAAAAAAGGGCCGTCTGGGTGACGGCCCTCGCTGTCGCGGACGCGGTTAGGACTCGGTTGGGGTCTCAGGAGTCTCTTCGCGATACTGAGCCAAAAGATTCTTGATCAGTGACCGACGCTCCTTGTCGCGAGCCTTCTGGGCCACAATGCGCTCTTCGGGGCTGGCGTACTTGCGCCCACCGCCGGATGCAGCCGCAGCGGGGAGCTCGTAGTCGATTTTCTCAGCCAAAACGTTGCGTACGAATGCCGTGGTTGAGGTACCGGCAGCCGCAGCAGCCTTTTCAAGCTGCACCTTCATGTCGAGCGGCAAGTGGAACATGAGAGAAACCTTTACATCCGTAACCATCGTGACACCTCCTTAGGTGTGTGTGCATGTGAAGGCGGCGAAATTGCCCCTTCGATTGTGAATAGTATACGCTTTTTTCAACAAAACTTCAAGCCCCCAAAAAATAGGACCAAACATTTGCTGACACTAGAAGTTAACCTCCTTTCGTGTACGCCACCGTGGCTCAACAATAGGCGGCCAATTAAGCGGAGTGAGCCATGAAATACCGATTGCCTCGAAAACAGCACTGATCCGCGTAAGTGTACTTAAATAAGGTGCAATCCCGAACTGATCGGCTAGGTTAATATAGAATGCGATCGAGTTTGGTTCCAGGCTAATACGATAGCGTTGCTTCGTGTACTCTAGCGACCAGAGCCACGCAACGTTGATTTGCGTTGTCAGCTGGTGTGAGCGTTTAATGCGCACACCAGAAGCAGCCTCCCGCACGTCTTCTGGACGAGTATCTTTATAGGCACCGTGCGCTAGAGCATCTAGAAAGCCGCCGACACCTTTAGCTGTAAGTTGGCCTTGAATATACCCATAAGCCTTTGCATGCTCGCAGAGGCCCTCGTAGGCTTGGTCAGAGATTCTTAAGTTACATGGTAGAGCTGTCATGGTGACACCTTATATAAACCTAAGCCGATGCACTCTAGAAACTGCGATACATTCGGCGATCCGTTAGTATGCCTGTAGCAATACATGTGAGCCATTTTTGCAAGCTCGAGGTACTCCTTATCGGGGATATTAAGCGTAATCGGAACGTGCGGAGCCCTCGGCAGGGCCCATCGATTAAGATTGTCGAACCAAATAGCACCATGTTCGTTAGGACCAAAAACACGCGAGATGTTCTCTGCCTGAATAATGCGTAGAATAGCAGAGTGCATCGATGCGCTTGCAACTGAAATGTTATAGCCGAGACCTCTGGCCGCGCGTGGACTGATATAGATTGTCGTTTGCATATTGCACCTCCTGATTATCTTAATTATACGCCCTTTTGATGAAAAAGTCAAGCCCGCAAAAATTTAGGCAAGAAAAAAGCCGGCTATATGCGGATGCTATAGCCGGCCAGAGAACTAGCTGCGAGCTACCAATGATGCAAGTTGCTCCTCTGTAACCGGATCGCGCTCACCTAACTCGGCGATCCCTGTATTGCTTCCGACGTCCTTCAGAGTCGATTTGCGGAAAGTAAACGCGACTTTGCCTTCAATGAAAACATCGAACCACGTCCTGCCGATAAAGCTAACGAATCCTGCCTCAGGTACGTCTGTATGCTGCCAGTGAATTAGAACCTTTTGCCCTAAGTGTGGCTTATGTAGCTTGTGCGGTTTCATACGCCCTCCTTAATGATTCGCTTAATGATGCGAATCAACGCCCATAGCATAAGGCCAACAATAACTACGAGGCACGCAAAGACTACAAACTGCCAGTGTGCATCGCACCATGCTATCATGCTTGGCCTGCTTCGACCTTAGCGGCCTTCCAGTTGTTATACGCAACGCGAAGTCGGGCAGCATTCGCCGCAGAAGGGGTATCCTGATAGACAGCAGTCGCTTGAACCCACTTACGGTGCAAGAAACGAACCTTCTGATCACGAAGCGTCTGTAGGGTGCTCATGCTTTACCCCTTCCAAACAATAATGATGCGTATGAACAGCCATGCGTAGTATAATATCGCTGCGAAAACGACCCAGTTGGCGACTCCAGGAACAATCGTTGAGCTAGTTAGTATGCTGATCATCTTTTATCTCCTCTAGTGCTTTTAGATCGGCCTCGAGCGACGCGAGCTCATCGAGATGAGGTTGCTTAGCGGTATGCCAAACTTTGAGCACTTTAGCTGTCTCTTTGGTAGGGGTATGGACCTCATACCAAATAAGCCAGCGACGCTCAGTCGCGATATCTTCCTTTACCATGCTGATCGCTAGATCAAGTTCTGAGATACTCATGTTAGATCACCCACGTAGATGCATCTGTGACGGCGGGAACGGTTGTACCAACTAAAGCAAAGACCGCTGTGCGCACAATCATGGCGCGATCCTTCGCCAACGGCCACTTCGAACGCGGCGCGAGATCTTGGCCGTAACGGGACTCAATGTCTTTGACGTCGATACTGAAGCCTTGGAACGCGAGTTCGTTATGGATCTTGATAGCATCCTCCTGCGAGATCCAACGGCCCTCGATCTGCGACAACCAACGCCGCTCGTGCTTGTGCCAGAAGTTGTTGACAGTCTCCTGACGCTGACGATTGAACTTACGCTGTGCTGACATGCTGTAGCCTCCTTAGGACTAGGGTCAGCGAAATTGCTGACACCCGCTTGAGTCGCTCGAGTGAGCGGCCCAAGCTGGGTGGCTACAAGTTGTGCTGCTCGGCTTCTTGCTTGTACTCGCACGTGTCGCACTGCGTAATTGCGCAAGGTTGTGCTGCGACGCAGTTCTCTGATGCACAGGGGCCTGGGCGCGAAGCGCAACCTTCGTAACCTAAGTACTCGGCCAGCACACACTCAATAATTATTGTTGCATCGGGTGCATGTTGCTTTAGTTTGGTCTCAGTTAGCTCTTCAACTGCGAAGATTGGCCCGCCGACGTACTCCGCATACAGAACCGCACGCTCTTCGAGATTAACGATCCAATGTGAGAGATGAGCGTTATGCACCGTAATACTGTATTGAGTGCCAGTTTGAAATACAAAGTGCTTCATGAGTGTAGCTGGACAATCGCCCTTACAAACGAACATGCGAACGTGGTTGGCTCGGCAGTATGTGTTCACTGCTCGAGCTAGTGATGATAGACGCTGTTCCATGATAGAGCCTCCTTTGTATGCCGTGGCGAAATTGCCACTCTACTGCAGTCAACTGTGGTTGGCTGCAGTGTAAGTGCCAGTTTGCTAGCTGACGGGATGTAACTGTTGCTCACGAACGACGTCGTCGTAGTTCATGTAGAAATCCGACAGGTAAGGCTTTGGCTGAATACGTGGATCTGACAGCGGAAGGGTGAATAGCACCTCGCCAGTCTCATAATCGATTGCCCACGCTTCTGTCGGGCGAACGACGATATCAACATGAACGCTAAATGATGTTGCCATGGTCGTGACTCCTTTTGTTATTGCTATTGTGCGCAAGTAGATTCAAGCATCGTGATGTTATCAGAGTTGCGATTGCGATGAAAGATGTGAGCGTCGTGCTTAAGCTTCTCGATTCGTGCATTGAGTGTTGTGTGCCATTCATCGCATTCACGAAGTTCATCGCGCCAGTTAGCGGACAAGTAATCAAGTACGTCGGGCAGTTGAAG